CTGCTTTGTGATCGGAAGATCACTATAGGCCTCGCGGCCCTCCAGGGGGAGAAGAAGTTATCCCCCAAACTCGCCCAGGGTATGAGTCAAAGACTCAACCCTGGAGGACCGGCTGTTCAAGACAGCTGATCCACTTTACCCGGTATCCGGTTACGGAGCCCCTAGGGGCAACTCCTTCACCCGGAAAACCTAGTAAAGCCGACGCTAGGACGACTCCAGGCTTCCAATGATGCCAGTCTACGGTTTCGGTGACCGGGACGTATCCTCGTAAGAGGGTCCATCCTGATTTGTTACCGGTTCCTTCAACTGTGCTCCATCGGTCGTCATGGATGACGAGGTCACCGAGCGAACTCGGGCCTCGTAGCCTGCGGATGCTACTAGGTAAAGCATCCAAGCACCTAAGCCAAGCACGCCTATAGCGAGCCCAGTTGCGGCGAGAAGGGTCGTGGCCGAAAGCCATTCTCCTAATCCCGTTCGCAAGTGCGATGAAGTGCTGTGGTTCTGTGGGGTCTGTTTCAACATAGTGTGCTCTCACGAGTACGCCGTCGAAATAATCCCCGCCACAACTCTCACGAAAACAGCCGGAAACAAACGTCTTCCGTGAATTCGGTGTAAAGCCGAAATACTGTAGGCAGGCTAGTAGTGTTCCAGCTACGCTCGTAGGGACGATGATATCATCGCCATATACCCATATCCCCGAAAGGGGACTGACCTCGACACCCATCTCATTGGCACAAGCTTGCGCTAGTGCTGCAAAGATTAAGGTTTCGAGTTCAAAGGTATAGCCGTTCCCCATAGAGGAGAACTTTTCCAGTTTAACCCACTTCCCATTTACATGGGTCATAGGAGAGCGTAACACATCTAAGATGTCAAACCAAGCTTCAGGCAATAAAGCCTTGACGAGGTTATAGGAAACAGTGTCACTAGCATTCGACAAGTCAATGGTAGCGAATGTCCCATACCGGGACGCTCCGCGTGCCAAAGCCATATGGAGATGCTTACCATGCTTGAGGTCAATTCCTACACGCTTCAACCGACTGCGGATTTCTCCGCCGACGGCGAGTTGGTAGAAAATGTTCAGGCTAGGTTCTATGCATATCCCTCTGTCCTTCATCGCATCTTTCGGGACCGTTGTGAAACGATTCCCTCGGATGGTCTTCGGATCAGATTTCGTCGAATTGTCATGCAGGAGGGCTCGCGCCCACGCGGTTTCCACCCACAAGGGGAGGAGATGTCGCGCTTCCTGCGTGATGGTCGGGCGAGATGACATTTTGTCAGGCACCGTGGACAGTTGTCCTCGGTCTTCGAATGTCGCACCAGGGCCGTGGCGAGGTTGAAGATCCATAGGGATCTTACCAAGCCACTCGTCGATGATTTTCCGCACTGACTCGATGAATCGGGCCATGCGCACATCAATGAGGTCCTCAAAAGGACCTTGGTTATTGATGTAACGACTTAGTCGAACGTTAGTCCGACAGCACTGTCTCTCACTATCCCAAAAGTTAGTGAGTGCTACCTTCTTGCGATTAATCCCCCGGACATTCGCTTGGAGCTTCCGAAGAAACTCGGTCACGACATTGTCTTTGAAGAACGTCTCTGCGCAAAGATAGAGCGAAGGGTTCACCTTCAAGCTGAAGAGCTGCTCCCACTCCCCCGCCCTTATCAGGCATGCAATCGTAAGACTGCGGGGAGTATTCGTGTCTTCCAGTAATGCGAAGACAATTCTTTCCAAGTGCTGCGAAAGAATAGGGTTCACGTGCTTACGCCTTTATTTAGTTAGGGGCGTAACCGGTCGTGAAGACCGATTGCACGAGTGCAGAATTCAGCAGGTTGGACATCAGCTTCGCTGCCTGGGTCACTTGCGTGTCCTGGGCGTTCTGCGGATAAATCCAATCACCACCGCGGTTCTGAATGCGTCCGATCGTCGTGTTCACTCCAGCTACACTAGTAGCCTGAGTGATCGGATAATCGAAGAAGTATTGCACTTTACGTGCCGTCCTTGTCGCATTCCACTTGGAAGAAACCTCAAAGCGAATCCGGTCACCCGGTAGCTTCGAAGAATCTTCCCAGCGCCAAACGGCCGGAGAGCCGTCCGCGCCAGCGGGATTGAGGTTGGTGAACACACGATCCGTAGTACCGTCGACATCTTTGACGGTGATGTTAGCCATGGTTGGCATTACTTACCTTTGGTTAATTGTTGAACCAACAGAGCGACCGATGTGGCTGCTCTGCCGAGGAGATTGCCGACCGGCAACCCGATCCGTGACTTGAGACTAGGTACCTCGAATGTCTGCAAAAGCTCACGCTTATGCTGGACACCTCTAGCAACCGACGTCTCTTTGCCCCGACCGGATAAACCGATCCAATCCACGGTGCGGCTACTGTAACTTACAGTAAGCCGGGACTGGAATGCGTCCACCAACTCCACTCCTGCAAAATCCGAGAAGGATCCGAGGAATCTCCCGACAGGCAGCATGCTGTCTATCAGGAAGGAGTAAGGGATTACATTCCATGCCACTTGAGCTGGGTTGATGAGGCCCAGCTCGCTCGCTAACAGGACATTAGGGTTCGAAACCCTAACAAGAGCTTGCAACCGCGTAACGCAAAGTTGCTCATATACGTAAAGCGCGCTGACTCCGGGAATCCCATATAAATTAGGAATCCCATCGACAGTTGCCACCGTATCCTTTGCGACCCCTTTAACAGGGCCACTGGGGAACTCTCTTCCTAGAACCTGTGCGGCATCTAGAATGTCGGTAACTAACGGAACCCACCCGAAGGAGTATTCCAAAAAGTTGTTAGCGAAAGTAGCAGGCTTCACAGCCTGCTTGTCCCAGACAGTCTTAAACCTACGAGTCTTTTCCTTTCGGGCAAGTTCGTAGCTCTTCTTGCCTAAACGTTGGGTTTCGTTTTTGGCAAATCCGAGGGCTCGCGCAGCACCACCAAAATCCCTCTTTCGGAGGGACCCGGCGAACTGCGTAAGCTGTTGACTGCGCCTTATTATCATAGATAACGAGGCTTTACTTTCAATAAGAGTAACGGCCATTGAGGCCTTCGTCTTATTGTGGACTTTTGAGACAAGACGATCATATGCCTGCCTATAGAGCATTGTCTGCTCCGGAGGCTGCAGTCCGACCATGGAGTAATTCCACGGACGGATATCGTCATACTCATCGCGAACTTGAATCAACCCGTTCGCGCGGAAATACGAATTGAAAGTCCGAGTGATATTAGGAAGTGGTTTGCCCAAAGGCTT